CTTGCGTTTGGTTGGAAGAACTGGACACAGTTTGAGTCTGATTGCTCATGCTGTTCACTCCAGAAATTAGGCATCGGGAGCCTTGGCTCTTTCTGCCTAGGGTTGATATAGCCCCATGTATTGGTGTAAGCATACACCATCCATGGAGGTAAGAGCTTGGATTTCTGCAAGGTCATCCTTGCAGCCTCATCAATGAGGTCTACGAACGTCATCCGTCCGTAGTTCACTGAGGGCCCCTCCACCAATCCAACGGTGGTACGGTTGCTGGCAGCAATGCTGGCGACCCCAAAAAGGGTCAGACCAAGCTCACTGACAGTTAGCGGGTCACGTTCGAGATCGTTCTCCTCGTCAAAAGCGAGGAGGCGCTCGACGATTGCATTCCACGAGGCCACAGGAGACCCCAAGTACTCTCGAAGGTCACTGCGGAGCCTGTGTAACGCGACCCTATCCCTATCTAAGACGTTTAGCCACGTCTTATATGGGATATTTGGAGGTGTCCATCCGAGGCCACCAAGGTCCTCGGGTAGGAACACCTTTAAGAGCCACTTCCTCTCGCTGGGCGATAGGAAGGAGAGCCCTCGCGGACCGTAGAAGGCTAGTGTCCTAACCAACTGGTCCGCGCCGGTGATAAGCTTTACTTTGATGGAAGGATTAACTCCCCATCTAGTAAGAAGCTTTCCGCAGAATTCTGCGTACTCACGACTGATTATGGATTTCGACATCGAAATCTCGATACCGAGCCCATTAATCAAGTCACTATACCGTTGTGCGAGTAATGTGTCGGCAATTGCGACATCATCTCCAACAACGCGGAATAGTTTTGAGCGGCCCAGTCCACGGAGCAAAGCTGCGTGGGTGAGCGTCGCGAGGTGAAAGGAGGGACCAAACCCTAAGGGTTGGCCAACTACCCACCTTACCTGTTCACCGGTAGCAGGTATCATCCAAGTCTTCCGGACAGTGGTTTTAACCACTTCCAGGTCGAACTTTGGAATGAAGTCCCATTCATGCAACAGCTCGAGTACTCGCTCTTGCAGGATGAATGGAAATCTGTCGGTAAAGGAAGCGAGATCAAATGACGCGACCTCCCTACCGACTTGGATCCAACGTACAATCGTATCATGAGATGACGATTGGTCGAAGGTCCCTATTTGAGGTATGCGCCTCGTAATAGCCTCAAGTCGTCGTTTGAGTAGCTCACCGAGGGCTTGTATGGCTAGCAAAGGATTGGCTACAGAGCGGAGTTTAGCTCCGCCTTCCTGTATAAAGCCAATATTACCAGCAGGTATATCCCTCATCAGGTATGGGTTACCAACCTGGACGGGTATGACCTTTCCTGGGCCTACCATCGCAAGAGAAACCTCGCGAGGGTATCGCTTCCAGAGATCATTCCAGTCGGGATCAAATGCCAGAACGTTGACAAAGTTGAATGTCCTTATGTCACGTCGAGGCAGAGAAGGAAGACGTAAAGGTCCTGGATGGGCTTTACGTATCTCCTCCCAAAGAACCACGGGTGCTCGTTTGTCGTTCGGAGGCCAAAGCCTCAGAGGACGAAAACGTCGAGCTGCCTCTAGGTTCACGGATGCTGGATCAACCCGGTCCAGCAACCGTTCTAGGCCTTTCTCAACAGCGTCTAACGCTTGTGATAAGGCACTAGCAGTCCCAAGATATGGCGCCTGTACAGCGGTCATAAACTTGGTTCTCTGTTTCCTCGAAACCTTATCAAGTCTAATCACTTGATAAAGGCGAAGAAAAGCCTCCTTCTGACGTAACGCTTTAGCGTTCGAATCAGGAAGGTCAAACACCGCCCGTACCATCGGATCCTTAAAGGAACGACGCCTACGGGAGTGATAGACAGCCCAACCAGCTGGTATACTCGGGTTAGACCCTTGTAACCGCTGGAGGTGGTACTCTTTAAGCGCTTTAAGGCGCTGACAGGTCCACTCAGGGCCCGAACATCGGAGCCACCTCGCAAGCCGTTTACAAAACGGTTTGACGAGCGTCTCTTTGTAACCCACCGCTCTAAGGTGGTTGTATACGCGACGCACGATTTCGTGTGTCATGGAACTCCTCCTTAGAAAGGATTGGTTCACGCGTTCAGAGTGCTTTCGCACCCTACGAGTGGAAGCGGGTC